TGAGCTATTAAAATTTGTGACTCCCTTGTTCTAAAAACCCCGGCGGTAGCCGAGTAAAAAATAAACAAATTAATCATAAATTCTATTCGGCTACAACCCCGGTCGCCTTTCGACGCCCACCCCGGCCACAGGGGTGTATTTTATTTATACTGTTTTTATGCCACAGTAGGCAATGTTGCTCGATAAATGAGCGGAGGAGCTCCAGTGAAGAAATATGTTGTAAAATCTTCACCAGCAGCTACCCATGTTTCAACAGAAAAATATTCTGCCTGAGCTGCATCAGCAGTCTTATGCTGGAATCCAGTTCTATACCTCCAAATACGGTCATATGGATAACCACGATCATAATCCAGGTCACGAACTTCATAATTCGTTCGCTTTCCTGGTTCAAATCTCAATGGTGTATAGTACGGAATCTCAATTTCCAAAGCTGAATTAACAGTGCTATGATTTATCGCAGCACCAGCATATCCAGTAATTGGTTCAATTTGGTTAGATGGTTCTCCACCAATAACAGCTAATCGATTCAAAGCGTTAGAACTAAACAACACTGTATTGAGTGTATACAAACCATTCTCATACAATGATGTTTGCCCAAAACGCACATTCCGATGTTCTGCTGTTGAATAGGTGGATATGTGATTGCCAGTTGTTTCTGGGAAAAACTTCCATCTAATTGATCCACGATGTCCAGCAAAACCCAATGTAATGTAATTCAACAATGTAAAATTAACAAAGTTGTACAAACCAACGGGTGCCGTTGTTGGTGTAACAGCTTCAGGCATAAAACCTTTAAGTCTTGGAAATGCGGATCGCACTAAATTCATCTCACGAATGCCAACCTCCGAATTGGGATTAATGGTAATGCGTTCATGGTGATTAAATCGTTTTAACAAAGGTCTAAACGACTCAATTATTTCACCATAATAAACATCACCAACTTTTGTTGCCATTTTCGCTCCTGTGAACTCCATGCATGGTTCTTGTGTTGGCATATTTTCCTCAACAACATCTCCATCTGGAAGTACTTCTCCAAGTTGTGGTTGGAATTCACCCAATTGTGCACCAAATCCATAAGGTTGCACTTCATAATGACCAACCATATTAGTTGGTTCACGGAAGCACAAATCCTTGCCACCTTTAACGTACACATTAACTTGTACATCATTGTTAGCTAGACTACTTGGCGTTGTGAGTTCATTCAGCACATACACTGACAATGTTCCATTAAATAACGTGTCACTAATTGCTGTGTATCTTGTTGTACTGAAAACTTCAGTTTGAGCATCCAAACCTGGTGCAGGCATTTCCATAAAAGTTTGAACCTGATTCATAGGTATCGCCATCGTACAATCAGTTTGATGCCTCAAATCAATAACCTTTGAATAAGATGTCAAATACTGATCATGAGTGCCACCAGCTGTGTCAGATGCATAATTTGGGTCATACACTATTCGCAATTTCCCGTTATGCATCTTAGAGCATACAACTTGAATCCTATACTCCATAGTTCCACTCCACGAATTAAACGGCAAAGCAGCAAACGCTGTTGCAGTTAAATACTGAACACCAGCCGCCTCACGCCAAACCATGGGATTCACTCTAACATTGAACAAAAAGGTCTCAGGACCTGACGCAATTGGCCAATCAAAAGTAGTAAACCATGATTCGTGACTCACAATGTTTTGAATAGATAATGGATCAACGCTAGAACCAACACCACTCAACCTAGGATCAATAGACATCTCCTGCTTGTCATCAACAGACAACTTTGCACTCCTATCGGGTACAGTTGTCAATGCCAAAGAAGATGTAGACTCAGGTTTCATGGGTTCAACGTCCTTAGTATGTGGTGGTCTACTCATGCCAAATAATTTTGCCATGGATGAAACCCCATTTGCTAAAGCAGATGTGGCGTCGGCATATGGCGCAATGTAAGGAACTTTACCCAATTTTGCTGCCAACCCAGCAACTTTTGTTGCAGGACCAGAAATCATTCCACTAGCATTAGCTTCATCTATTTCTCCCATTTGAGGAACCAATGCAGTTGAATCAACACTAGTAGCACCAGCCAATTCGACATCTTTCAACCATGCAAATGTGGTAACAGTAACATCATCTGTACCATTATTCGCATGTTTTAGGATATTCAAAGTACGCAAATAAATATTGCCCAAATTGATCCATTCACGCTTAGTGATATTCAAATAATCACGATGGTAGAAAAATGGCATCTCCATATAACCACCTGAAGAATCAGATGGATCAATAAAAACTTTGGGTAAATTCGTCATACGAACTAATGATTCCTGTATCAATGGACTGTATTGCGAAACTGTGTCATACCTATGTAAAGGTTGATAACAAGCAATAGCGCGACCATAATGAAATGGTGTACCACTAACAACAACCTTAAAACACAAAGTCGCACGCATCAGTTTAAAATTGTTAACACGATTAATAATTATGGGATTTGACAAATAATCATCCCATGGATTAATATCAGCAAACAACGTACCACCAACCTGCCACTTGTATGCATTCAACTTCAATGGACGTGAAAAGAAATTTTCATAACGCGCATAAACTTCATCGCGCGCCATACGAATTTCATCAATAGCAGATGGTATTATCACCGAATGACCTTCTCTATCATCGGCAAACATCATCTGCTGTTCACGTGTTTGAACCTTTGCATCTCCTGCCACTTCGGTCTGATCTAGAACACCCATATGGGCTTCCAAATTAGCAAACCTTGGTGGTAGCAAGATACTTGAATTTGCCTCACTCCGAACATTACAAGCGGGATAAAATAATCCAGTCTCATCCATATCCATGGACCATACGACAGCCTTTGCTGTCTCATCCGACAATTCAGGGACTAAATCACTAATGACACGCGAGAAAAATCTGGGGTGATTCTCAAATTCACCGTGAAAGTTACCAATAGATATGCGACTTTTAAGCAATCTACTAATACTTTCACTAAGTTCCATCTCAAGAAACTGCAATGTCTTTTCGCGCAATTGCCAAAAATATGCGCGAAATGCATCACACCAACCTGTGGTATGGAACTCATAGTAATGCATCAAATGGTCAAGATGCAAAACCCTATAACGTCCAAAAACGCCAGAGGGTCTTCCACTAATCACGTAATACTTACCTTCAAAACAAATGACATCAACAGTTTCGCCCGCAACAAAAAGTTTAGACTTACCTGCATAGATGTCATATTTCATTTCAACATTTACACTCGAATCCGAAATGGAAAAATCCGAGCTACTTTCTTGATTTGTGTTTCCGAGTCATTTATCAAATCGTGCTTAAACTCATACACACGATTAGGGTCCCCTGCGAGATATATAAATCTCCAAATATCATGTAAAGCCTACAATCATGACGCGGGTATGTCAAAACTGTGGTAACCAAATACATGAAAGCCCACTTCAACTATACGCTGGAACCCCAGGGGACATCCGGGGCGGCATTTAAGGCTGCTCCGCACCTAAATATGACTTCCTCCATTTCCCAACCATATCGTCATACGTACTATCCAGCATAGTACACATATGGCTGATGTTTGCTCTTCGAGCTACTTGAATTAATTCCTGCCGACGCTTCTCATAAACATCCTCGCCATGGCTAAACCACTCACGAAGAGCACCATCTATGTTCATCGCACTACATTCATTCTCCGTTAACGGGTGACCCTGCGGATATAAATGCATGTGCAAAGACTTGAACACAGACTTGTCAACTAAAGCGCCCAGATGCACGCCCAATTTTGGGTGGTGGACTGTTTTGCGTTTTAAAAATTCAAACTCCTCAAAGGGCAAAAAGTCGGTCAATTTACTACCTTTATCTGGCATAGTGTAAATTTGACCATACTGCCCCAAAAATTCAGACAAATTCTTGATTGTAAATTTGTCCTCCTCCGGATGAACAGAACCAATGTTATCATCACCATAAGTAATGACATTAATACGTTCACGAAACGGTGGAGGATCATCGTGCACATTGTAGTAAAAACATCTCATTCCCAAACTACCAACGATGCCGTTCAAAACAACTGTCAAGGAATTTCCACTAATGTGTGAACCCCTTGTTAGTCCAATCAAAACGCCATCGAAAGCAATAACGGAATATACAATATCTCCTACCATTGCACGCATGACATTCAAATCTTCGTCTGAATATTTGCATTCACTCGCCAAATCAATTAAGATTCGCAGTGATGCAATCAACAATTGTGATGGAATTTTCTGGTCGTAACTACCATAATCTCCACCAACAATTCTCTCCTTACCATATTTAAGAACATGGTTATGCATTTGTTCCCACTCAGGTCCATGACAGTTTATCCCCACTGCACATTCAGACACCAGGGGATTCATTTGCAAAATCCTCAAAATAGGTAAGAAATATTTTCTGATAAGAAAAGTAAGTGAGATGGCATTTCCATAAAAGATGCGACATTTCTCTTTTGATAGAATTTCATCTTTCTTACATGCTTTTGCAATTGGGTACGCACGAACACCTCGCTTGTAGCAGTCTTCGCAGCGCTCAATCTCTTGCATTATCTCATCAGTAAATTCCCTTCGAATGAAGCCATCTTCATTCACATCATCAACCGCCAGAAAATTGCGTTTCTTGCCAGACAAAGGAAAACCAATTGATGTATCCATTTTAATGGCATCAATAAATCTCTTCCCTGGAATTCCACACATATTTTCTTGAACAGTCAAAGGACGAGCATCATTCCACATGTCATTCCTTACAATTGCCAATAAAGGCTCTTTGTAATCAATAACCGCTTTCCTCAATAAAGCTTGCGGAAACGGTAAAGCTGGATTTGACATATTGGCCAAACATGTTTGCCACCCAAACCATGCTGGCTTTTCAACAGGTCCTCTATAAATATTAGGTACACCACACACGTCCACCACGTGTTTGGATATGGGCAAAACGGCAGCATCACTCTTAAAAGTAGATGATTGACCACATGTGCCATATAACTCTATTTGAGAATCATGTGGCATATAATGGACTGCACTACTAGAAGGAATACTAGCTTGCTCATCATAAATTGTCACACCCAATATCTGCTCAGGAAACTCTTCAGCACTAGCAGTAATAATATTACCTTCCTGCTTGTTCAAATGAAGATATCCTTCCTCCAAATGTTTGTGTAAAATAGTTCCATAAGCACCGCGATTAGAGCCAGTTACACCTCCCAAATGTAAGCCAACAATACAATTTCCTTTTGTTTGTGATACAATAACAGCTCCACAATGACCAAACTTTGTAGGTATTGTTAACTCATATGTACCACCATCATAATAAAAATCAGTTGTCTTAACACGTTCAGGATGTGTAACACCATAAGATTGTTCAATATCACCATTTTCATTGCGCCAAACCCATTGAAATGGCACGGACCGCATCTTATCCAACGGAAAATAACCCGTTAGATCTTTATACGATCCACCACTAGAAACATAGCACATAACAACATCAGTATTTGGAATATGATGCGATTGATTAAAATCAATCTCAGAGTAAAACTTGCCACCATTTTGCTTGGGCAATTTCTTTCTGAATTCACATTTCAAACTTTTACCAACTCTATCAAAATAATGTTTAGGCAATAAAACAACGTTAGATTTCACAAATAGAGCATTGGCAAAATACAACTTGCCATCATCGCCTGTAATCTTCACATACGTCAAATTCTTGCAAACATTCTTAAGTAAATTGTCAGATGTCGATGTTTGTGCTTGTTTCCCAATAGGTAATTGGCGACGAACAATATCGCACCACGGATTGACCTCAGCATCACGTGCAGCAACTTCCTCTTTAGTTGTTGGTGCTAATGACCCCTGAAGCAAAATAGGTTTTAATTCCTTTTTGAAAGCCTTCATCAATCTCACTATTGCATAAACGGCTCCATAAGAAACGCTAACGGCTATTGCTCCCTTAATCAACTTGTCACGATATTCGTCAAGCATAGGTGTGATTTCATTCCTACGATATGTTTGTTCAACAAATGCTTCACGTACAGACGTTCGAAAAGCACAAATTCTAAGATAAACAGCTAAAATAGATAACATCGCAAAATAAAAATAAATAGAATCTTTAAAATGTGCGAGATACATAAACAAAAATGAAACAAGAACTAACAAAAATGTTATTGCAATGTATCTATAAGCTATTTTCTTGACAGATCGAGAATCAATAAGCATCAACAACTGTCTAACTCTGTTATTGGCAAGCCAATCAGAAGGTATCAAACAATATATTGAATGCTTTTTCATCAATTTTCGACCATAAACGCGTAACAAACTACCAGAAAGAGAATCAAAATCACTACACAATAATTTCAAATCCGTAATTAATGATGATCCCAAATATCCCAATGCCCTGGGAATCTGAACAATCTCACCAAAATGCGGTTCAAAATTTGTATGTTCCATACAATAACCTTCAAGTTGACAACAACCTGGGTGAGAACATTTCTTCAAATCATGTTGTCTACCTCGTGCTGTCTCAACTAAATGTTGTTGTACAGACCTGTGCTTATGAAAATTTTCAATAAGATAATTCAATACAACAGCAAAAGGTTGCTTGTGCAATAATTGATCACGCCACTCAACAACCTTGTATTCTGCCACTCTGGATTCCTCATGTGGTTTAACAGCTGTCTCAACTGTCAATTGCCAAATATTGTCAAATTGAGGTTTTTCCCTCAATTGATACTCCTTGACTTTATAAGGATCCAGTGTACCGTTCTCATCTTGAAAATCTGGATGAACTTCAACTGTAATGCATATGAATCGTCTTTGCACTGAATATGGATTCACTGAATATTGGTAAGCATTCAAATTCTTGGCATTTGTTGTGACTGCTAAAATCTCAGGAGATATAAAAACCTTCCCCTTATCAGACAAATCAGCTTTAGCTGCATAAGCCATTTGATTATTAGCGACATCAATCAACAAACGCAAAGGTGATTGCTCAACAAAATCAGCTTTAGTATTTCCAACATCATCAACTATCATTACCAACTTATCCGATGTCCAATTAGACATGAATTTGTCTCCGGCATTGACAGTTGCGCGTCGGTTTTTACTAGAATCTAATCCAGCACTTGCCAACAATGCATCAATAACCTGATCACAACATGTAGTTTTACCTTGTGAACTTTTACCATAAAATTCAATTGCAAAAGGAGCGGGTCTTATACCGCTACTAATTTGATGCAAAACAAACTCACCACGAATAGAAACAAGACGTTGAAACTTCCTATTGATCATATTATGTTCAAAGGTGTTTGACTTCACCGTCTGTAAAATCTTCTGGAAAGATAATTCTGTATCACGCATTAAATGGTCCAATTCATGAGGTTCCTTACCTGCTATGGATCTCAAATTTCCACAACGTTCAAGAGCCCACCACTCTTCAACTTTGTTAAATTTCTCATCAAGAGTGCGCATTGCAGATTCGCCTGTAAATAATGGCAAGAATGACTTATCACGAAAGCATAAATAAATACTCTCACAAAAAGTACTTGCGGTCTCAACAATAGCATCAACAATATCAACACAATTGGTATGACGATCGAGCAATCGAGGCTCCCAAATCGTAAAAGTATCAATCTTAAATGTAACTGCACTTGCTTTACATAATCCAACAGATACTAAAATACCCAATAATGATGAAAAACGGCGGAAAAAGCCATTTGTAATGGCTATTTTCCAGTTAGTCTTAATGTCTCTAAGTAAATTAAGCCATTGATCAGAATGTGGTGAACTTTCTCCCAAATGGGGTTCAATTCGACAACCAAAAGTCTCTGATACATGGTCAAATACACTCAAAATGACTGATCCTGACAAGTGTGATTGCAAATATTGAAAAACACTTGACATAACACCAATCATATTTGATGAATTCAAAACACTAATACTAACAGCTAGCAATGATTCGATTTCCCGAACAATGGAATCAATATTATGACCTCCAAATTTGTCTTTCAAATCATTAGCTAGTAACGTGAATCTTTCAAATTGATCAAAAGAAGACTCGCCCAAATGGGCATCAAACTTATACTTCTTCTTAAAAGCTGATTTCTTCTCATACCAATTATCACGTTGTGATCCTCCACAACCTTCCACATTAGTCCTCCTCGACAATTGCTGGGGCTTCCTTTGCCCAGCACTCCTCTTTGTTTTAGTCCCTTTGGACTGTTTTGTAAATTTCTTCGATGATTTTAGTTCACTGCTCATTGTTAATAGATAATCAATGAGCCAAGTGAACCAAAACCTAAAAATTTAGGTTTGATTGGTTCAACTAGCGACCCGTATTGTACTACTCCCGAAGGATTTCCTAACTATGTCTAAGAGCAAGCTCTTTCAAAACAACTAGCATACGAGTCTGTGGCTCCCCGTGACAATAAATTGCCCCGGGCCGATTGTGGGCCATACTTTATGGTGGTATAGCGCACCGTAAATAGTTATTGCAAAATTCTGGTACTACCATATAGATTGCAAGCTTTGTTTTACCAGTAATAGTCCTACAAAGGATCTAAT